AAACAAGCTGAACTGAAGCAGAAACAGCAGAAAATGATGATTGATGCTAAGATTGCTTCGGAACAGATTAACGTAGAGAAGGCAGAGCTGGCTATCGACGCCAAACGTCAAGGGGTCAGAGATGCTACAGCGAAGCGTGTAGAGGACAACAAGGTTGACCTTGAACTTGCTCGCATGATGCAGAACGCAAACAAAAACCCTAAAAAGGAGTCATAACATACAATGGCAAAAACCGTCTTTGACGTGCTGAAAGATAAAATCGACGGGGATATCTCGTCTGCACAGAGTTTCTTAACCGCGGGGTCACCTAAAGACTATGCGGAGTTTAGAGAGGTTGTTGGCTTAATTCGAGGTCTCGGAGCCAGCAAGTCTTACATTGAAGACCTTGCGAAAAACTATATGGATGACGATAATGACTGAAGAACCAGTTAAAATCAGCGATGCTGAATTGGAGCTACAACTCCCAAAACCCGTAGGCTACCGCGTACTCGTAGCGCTACCACAACCAGAAGAAACCATATCAGGTACTTCTATCATCAAGACAGACACTGCTAAAACTCAAGACCACATTATGTCTATTATTGGACTTGTTGTGGACATGGGATCAGCCGCTTACGGAGACAAAGAACGTTTCCCTGACGGACCGTGGTGTAAAGAAGGTGACTTTGTGATGTTCCGAATGAACTCGGGCACACGATTCACTATTGGTGGTATAGAATATCGGTTGATGAATGACGACTCTATTGAGGCAGTCGTTGCTGATCCAACCGGGATACAGAGGGCGTAGATATGGCATTTCAAAAAGTAGAATTTGAGTTTCCTGAAGATGAAACCGATAACGCATTGGCTATTGAGGAGACGAGTGCAGTTGAGATCGACATTACTGGCAAGAAAACTGCAGAAGATTTCGCAGCAGATGGAGCCGATGCTCCTGAAGTTGAAAGTGAAGCGGATACTGATGACAACGACGTTGAGGTTGAAGTGGTCGATGACACGCCGAAAGCTGATCGTAACCGTAAAGCGTCTGATCCCCCAACGGATGTCACAGATGATGAGTTGGAAGACTATTCCGACAAGGTTCGCAAGCGTATCCAACATTTTAGCAAGGGTTACCATGACGAGCGTAGGGCTAAAGAAGAAGCTGTACGGCAAAGTCAGGAACTTGAGCGTGTTACTCAACAGCTTATGGAAGAGAACAAAAAGCTAAAGGGTAATGTAAACAAGAACCAAACAGCATTACTTGAGCAAGCTAAAAAGAATGCTTCTATTGAAACAGAAGCAGCTAAACGTAGCTATAAGGAAGCGTATGAATCAGGTGATTCCGATGCTGTCTTGGAAGCACAAGAAAAGCTAACAAATGCTAAGTTAAAGTCCGAAAGACTAGCAAACTTCAAAATACCCGCTTTACAGGAAACACAAACCCCTGTACAACAACAGGTAGAACAGACCGCCCCGGCAGTACAAGTCGATGATCGGGCCGCAGATTGGCAAAAGAACAATTCGTGGTTTGGTAGCGATGATGAGATGACGAGTTTAGCGCTGGGGTTGCATAATAAACTTGTCAAACAGGGCGTAAGCCCACAAAGTGATGAATACTACGAGACGATTGACTCTCGTATGCGTCAGGTCTTCCCAGATAATTTTGAGGAGGCCGAACCGAAGCGAAAGAAGACCCAAGTGGTTGCCCCCGCAACGCGGAGCACAGCGCCTAAGAAAGTTACGTTGACACGTACTCAGGTTCAAATCGCTAAACGGTTGGGGCTAACGCCCGAACAATACGCCAAACAGGTTGCAATAGATATGAGGAAACAAAATGGCTGAGAATCGGATTAACCGTGATTTAGAAACCCGCGAACGTACAGTTCGTAAAAAGGCTTGGCAGCGCCCAGAGGTGTTACCATCTCCTAATCCCGAGCCGGGATATAACTTTCACTGGGTACGCGTTAGTACGCAGGGTCAGGTTGACGCCACCAACGTTTCGTCAAAATTAAGAGAAGGTTGGGAGCCAGTAAAGGCGTCGGATCATCCAGAAATTACCATTGTTGCTATTGAGCAAGAACGCTTTAAAGACAATGTAGTTATTGGTGGTTTGATGTTGTGTAAGGCTCCAGTCGAAATGATTGAAGAACGAAATGCCTATTATAACGATCAGGCACAAGCTCAGATGTCATCTGTAGACAACAACTTTATGAGAGAAAATGATCCTCGTATGCCGTTGTTTAATGAACGGAAGACGAAGGTTACTTTCGGTAAAGGAACTTAAACTTAGGAGCTTTAGATGGCTTATCCTTCTGTTAGCGGACCTTATGGTCTGGTTCCGGTAAAATTACTAAGCGGCACTCCCTTTGTTGGGGGCGTCTATCGTCAAATGAATATCGCTAGCGGCTATGCTACTAGCATCTTCTTTGGTGACGCCGTTAAAGTGGTTACTGGAGGCACCGTTGAGCGTGATACGTTCGACGCTGCAATGACACCTGTTGGTGTTTTCATGGGTTGTAAATACACTGATCCAAACTTGGGTTATGAATTATACAGCCAATCTTATCCTGCGGGCACAGTTGCTAGCGACATTCAGGCTTACGTAGCAGATGCTACTGAACTGTTGTTCAAAGCTGCTGTTGTTTCTTCAGGTACAACTATTGGTGATTTAGCACAAACTGATATCGGTGCAAACGTAGCGGGTGTTGATAACACTGGTGATTCTACTTCGGGCAACTCACGTTGTGCGATTTCAGATACATCAGCGACAACAGCAACGTTGCCGTTCCGTATCATCGGTTTGGTTGAAGAGACCAAAAACTCAAGTGGTGGTTACACTGAGGCTTACGTTAAATGGAACGCAGGTCATCAGTATAACAACACCACTGGCGTATAAGGAGATTAACTAATGGCTATTTCACGCGCCCAGCTACTTAAAGAGCTGCTCCCCGGCCTGAACGCATTGTTCGGAATGGAATACGCAAAATATGGCGAAGAACACGCTGAAATCTTTGAAACCGAATCATCAGATCGGTCTTTCGAAGAAGAAACTAAACTATCCGGTTTCTCAGCAGCGCCAGTTAAAGGTGAAGGTTCCGCGATTGAGTATGATAATGCTCAAGAAGCATGGACTGCACGCTACACACACGAAACAGTTGCAATGGGTTTCTCAATTACTGAGGAAGCTATCGAGGATAACTTGTATGACTCATTGTCATCTCGTTATACTAAAGCACTGGCTCGTGCGATGGCGTACACGAAGCAAGTTAAGGCTGCAGCAATCCTTAACAACGCCTTCGCCGCAGGCACCACATATGGTGACGGTAAATCCTTGTGTGCTACCGATCATCCATTGGTATCTGGTGGATCAAACTCCAACACGCCAGCAGTAGCGGCTGACCTCAATGAGACATCTCTTGAAGCGTCCGTTATTCAGATCGCGGGTTGGACAGACGAACGTGGTTTGCTTATTGCATCACAGCCACGTAAGTTGATTATCCCACCAGCACTGCAGTTCGTGGCAACTCGTCTCCTAGAGACAGAAGGTCGTGTCGGTACTGCCGATAACGATTTGAACGCACTACGCAATAACGGGTCAATCCCTGAAGGCTATGCGGTCAACCACTATCTGACAGACACTAATGCGTGGTTCTTGATGACTGACGTACCAAATGGTCTGAAGCACTTCACTCGTGCGCCTATGGCGACTTCGATGGATGCTGATTTCGATACAGGCAATAGCCGCTATAAAGCCCGTGAGCGTTACAGCTTCGGTGTATCTGACCCATTAGGTATTTTCGGTTCGCCCGGAGCGTAAGCAGGTCACATAGACTATGTTAGGGGTCACTTCGGTGGCCCCTTTCTTTTTGTTGACATATCACGTTATATGGTGGTAGATTGTTAATAATCGGGAACATCCCGTGAATCTGACAGGCCCGACTGACGACATGCAGACAGATTCACTTAACTCGCATGTGAGGATATATTCATGGCGAATACTACATTTTCAGGTCCAGTGACCTCAACCAACGGTTTCATTGGTGATATCGTTGTCCCAACATATACAGTTGCTAACGCACCTTCAGCTTCAGCGGCTGGCGCAGGTACTGTTGTATTTGTTTCTAACGGAGCTGCTGGCTCTGCAATACTGGCTTTCTCTGACGGAACAAACTGGAAGCGTTCTGACACTGGTGCTACAATCGCAGCAGCGTAAGGGGGAAGGAACTGATGAGCAGATTTACACCTCCTTCTGAAGAAGAATTAGCAGCGCGGGGAATTGGCAATGCCAAAGTTCGCGCTCGTAACTCAGACGGTACGTTGAAAGCTGACGATCCTTCCACACCTGAAGTCAATGAGGCGTGGACAGAGGCTCCCGTTAAGAAAAAACGTGGCCGTCCTGCCAAGAAAAAGGAATAGCAAATGGCTGACATTGTATCAGTAAAAAAGCTAAGTGATAGCACCAGAGAGGCAGTCTTCGCTTTCCAATATCAATATGTTGATACTGGCGACGAAAGTGCTGTTCTCAAGATTGATGTTTCTACACTTGCTCCCAACGCGAATGGCGCACCTTGTACGGCTGTTCGCATCATCGAAGGTTGGTGGGTCATTAAAAGTATGACCGTGCGGATCTTGGCAGATGCTGACGTAGACGTAATATTGATGAATATTGGTGATGACGATATTGGTTATCACGATTTCTCAAGGTTTGGTGGCCTTCCATCAACTCTGTCGTATGGCACAAACCCAACTGGTGATGTGAAGTTTACTACTGATGGAGCTGGGGCAGTAGGGGATTCATATCAACTGGTTCTAAGGGTAATCAAAGAATACTAGGAGTTTTCGATGGCAACTTCAGGAACAGTAGCGTTTCAACCAAATGTTGAAGAGATCATAACTGAAGCATTCGAGCGTTGCGGTATTGATACCCAAACACAAACTGGCGACAAGGCTGTGTCTGCACGGCGCAGCCTTAACCTACTCTTCGCTGAGTGGGCAAACAGAGGCATCAACTACTGGGCTGTAGAACAGCAA